TTGTGTGGGAGCTAGTTGTGCAGACCTTGATTTCACCACAACGGATTATACGATTGCTGGATGGATATATCTTGCATCGGGTGGGGCAAGTATGTCTCAGGAGTTAATAAACCGATTTAGCCTCAGTGCTAACGGCTGGGAGTTGTATTCATATACGAACGGTTTTATAACGATGCGTCATCACCATGCTGCGGGGGCTACTTTGCGGACAGGTTTCTACTCAGCAAACTGGGCTTTCAACACATGGTATTTTCTTATGGTAACACGATCGGGAACAAGTGGTCAGTTTTACAGAGGAACACTAGGTGGAACATTTGGGGCGGTAACTACGGTTAGCGATGTACTGATTGACCCTGAAACCTGCAACTCAAACCTGTATATTGGTGCCGGAGATTCAGGCGCATCTAACTACCACAAGGGTATGTGGAAGCGATGGCGGGTTTGGCCGAGAGCTTTGACATTAGTTGAAGGTAGTCAGATGTTTGAGCGCAAAGAGGGATGGTTCTAATGATAGATTTAATTGGAACTCTCAGGAGACTAACCGCAGCCATTACCGCATCGGGGGCAGAAATCACCACCATAGCTGCTGATGTGGCTAATATAGATGGTGATGCTATGAGGGGAACGGATAATGCCTTATTAGCTGCATCCTATACCGCCGAAAGGGGTACAGACAATGCTGCACTAGCGGTAAACTGGACAGCAGCCCTAGCCACGGCTCTGACTAATTATACAGCAGCAAGGGCGGCCTATTTAGACGAGCTAGCAGCGGCTAATCTACCAAGTGATATTGATGATTTGCTGTCAAACTTGGCTATTATGAATATTCTTACCTGTGCTAGGTCAAGGGTTTACCCCCAAGAGCCGAGTTCGGTAGTACAAATTGTAGCAGCAGCAGCAGCGGACACATTTGGTAGCTGGACAGAGGTAATACCAATAAATACTGTCGACTTCAATTATCGCCCTACTGCCGTTATGATAGAGCAGGCTGGTGCTGCGGCTACTTACATCATTCAGTTTGGATTTAGCACAACTGATGGAGATGACCCTATTACAGCCCAGACAGTCGGGGAACAAAGATTTAAGGTTTTAGGCACACCACTCAAGACATACCATTCAGACTTAGACTTAATGGGTATGGGGTGTCCTGCTAATGCTAAGTTGTGGGCAAGGATAAAGACTGAGACAATTAATGCCGATACCGCAGATATTAGCATAACACTTATAAGGTGTTTAGTGATAAGCAATCCAGTTAGCTATTTAGCTACATGGCCTTGGGCTTCATAGGAGTAAATTATGGCTCATACTTATGATTTAACAACGAATATTGGCAAAGTGAGACTCTTAATTGGGGACACGGATATAGTTCCGATTACTGATGCCCAATTTTCAGATGAGGAGATACAGGTCTTTCTTGATATGGGCGGTACGATTCTAACTGCTGCCGGCTATGCTCTAGAGGCGTGGGCATCTGCTATTACGGATAGCGTCTTATCTGAAAAGATAGGCGATTACTCATACACCAAAAAGGATGCTGACACTAAGAGGGCATTAGCTGCTGAATACAAGAAAGAGGATGCAGCCAAGCCTTATTTTACATGGAAGAATTGGACTTGACGGGAATTGATAGTACAATTAGCGAGGATGTAGAATGAGCTTCGACTCTTTATTGATTCATACCTGCGATATAGGGGCTTTAACTCAGGGTGTTGCTGACGCTTACGGTACACCTGCGGAAACATGGCCTCTTAGTTATACCAGTGAACCATGCCGTTTAATGAGTACAACAGGGCGAGAGGTTAAAGTCGGTGCTAAAGTAATGATAAGCGACTGGAAGATGTTTGTTGACGATGCCGTTACTATAGATGAGCAGGATAGAATCAGTAATATAAAAGTCAGGGCTACTAGTGTGGTTATAGATGCTTCTACTTATGAGGTTCTAATGGTTCAACCTAGAAGTGACAGCACCACGTTACACCACCTTGAATTAGCACTTCAAAAAGTAGCTTAAGGGAGTACATAATGGCAAAATTAGAGTGTGCAATGCCAATTCAAGAAGTGATGTCAAATGTAACCTGCACGATAAGAATAACTGGGTTGATTAAATGGCGATTACAATTGTGGTTAGCTACTCGATTATTCAAATTAGCAGCCCACATACTCAATATGGACATTAAGGTAGCATGAAGATAACAACAAGCTGGGTAACTAATATCAAGTCTAAAGAGGTAGAGGATAAGGTTAAGAAGGCTTCCGAGCAGGGATTAAAGGACAGCGTAACTGATATTGCCAATGATGCTATAAAGGGAAGTCCTTATTTAACAGGCAATAACAGACGGTCAATCAAATATGAAGTCGGTCCTGGTGGTGAAGTTGCCACTAGAGAGATGGAGGGGGCTGTCTATTCTACATCAGGATACGGTGGAATGCTGGAAACGGGAACGGTGAAGCGCTCAGCGACTCCTTACTTCAAACCTGCCTTAGATAAGAACATAAAGAATCTACCCAAGAATATAAAAGCGCATTTGGGGTGATAAATGGCTATAGCAGATACAAATAGTATTATAAGAGCGTATTTAATAACCTGTGGGACTCTGACTGCCCTATTAGCAACCGTTGATAGTATTTACTGCCCATGTTTACCAGAGAATGCGGGATTACCTGCAGTCAGTTTCCTTACTAGGGGTGGAACTTCAACACCGTATATACCGGGAATTCCTTCCCCAAGCGTTGAATTTGACTGTTGGGCAGATAATCTTATAGATGCTAGAGAGGTCTATCGGGCTCTGTATGATAATCTACAAGGGAATCAGAACCAGATAGTTGCCTATCCTTTTCCTCTTGTGTTCCCGATTATATGGTCACATAGTATTATGAGTGCCATTGAAGATAGTCGTGGAGCTGATTTAGTAGATATCGAAATCCCCAATCGTTTTAGAAAAAGAACATCATTTACTTTTATGTTAAGAGCAGAATAATGGCAATAGCAGATACAAACGCAGTTATAGGAGCATACCTTTTAACTTGCACAACACTGACTAACTTAGTGGGTATTCGCATTATGTCACCGAGATTATACAAGAACTGTGTACTCCCAGCAGCCGGTTTCTTTGAGCGTAGTGGAACAGCTAATCCTCATATTCCAGGTATTCTTATCTCCAGTGTTCAATTCGATTGTTGGGCGGATAACTCACTTGCTGCTCGGAACGTATATAACAAGCTTTATGATGCCCTTCAGGGAATCCAGAATATCACAGTAGGCTCTTATCAGATTATGAGTGCTATAGAGGAGGTGCAAGGACAGGACTTGGTAGATGTAGAAGTGCCAAACTACTTCCGAACTCTTTGTTTTTTCTCTATTATGATTCGTGCCGAGTGACTTGACAAAATGGTGTCAATGGTGATATACTCTCAGTATGATGTATGCACAACTTGGAGAGACTAAACGGGGATTCGAGATTGGTAAAAAAGGCACCAATTATTGGATGTGGTGCGCTTGCCCTAAATGTGGTAAACAGCGTTGGGTTTATCTAAAGCATGGAGAGCCAGTTTCAAAACACTGTGTTCAATGCCGTGAATATGTGAAAACACCTGCTAGGATTGCAGTTTATGAATCACGGAGAGGAATACCAAGAAAGCCTGGTATCATCAAAAGTGGCAAAGAATCACACTTTTATAAAAATGGTAGGTTTATAACCGTCAAAGGATATATTAGTGTTTTGTTAACAGGCACAGATGAATTCTATTTGCCAATGAGTACTCACGCACATAGAGTGCTAGAGCACCGCCTCGTTATGGCAAAGAAGTTGGGTAGATGCCTCCAAAGCTGGGAACTCGTTCATCATAAGGGGATAAGATACAGCGGCATTAGGAATAAATCGGATAACTTGGAAGATAATCTTGAATTGACTCTTAAAGGACAACATACAAAAGACCACAGTAAAGGTTATCGGGATGGTTATGAAAAAGGGCTTGCTGATGGTAGGTCAAAGTTAGTTAAGTCACTGATATATCTTTGGACAAGGGATGCTGAAATGCCAGTAAGCAAAGAAACAGAAGATTATATAATTGACCACCTCCAAAAGATTAGCATAGCAAAAAAGGCAACATTTAGTGATAAAGCTCGTGCTGATATGGCAACAGGTATCCTAAAGTAACTACTCGAAGTAAACCATAGGTTAGGCTGAAAGCCCTCAAGAAACTGGGGGCTTTTTCTATTGGGGAATGTCTTAACGTTCTTTAGCATTATGATACGTGCTGAGTAAATAAACGCCACCACATTGATTCTGTGGCGTTACACACCATTCTACGGGGCGACTTCGGTTGCCCTTTTTCTATATCAATTTTAAGGAGGAAACATGGATGAGTTAGAAGAAGAATTGGAACTTGAAACACTGGAAGCTGAGACGTTGATGGTGGAGGCTGAAGTTGTAATTGTTGAACTTAGCCCTGACCACTTTGCTTCTCGCCAGAGGGCACATGAAATAAAGGTAGAAAAATTCCTTGCAGGAGGTGAATTTTAATGGCAAATACAATCGCAAATGTACTAACAGGGGTAGCGACACTAGAGGTTAAGAATCCAGATACCATGAGGGCTGAATGGTCACAGGAATATGTATATCCGGGGGCTACTTATTCGGTAAAGCTATCTAAAGCAGCGACAGGTGACTATGGTAGCACTCATGTCCAGATTACGCCTTCGGGTGCTGCGGCAGCTCTGACTTGTGCTGAGTGGACGGCTCAAGCCGCACGATGGGGTTGGGATCACAGGCGTTCAGTTACTGCCGGGGTGGCTTGGTGGATTGGGATGGAGTGCCGTTTCTCAGACCCGAATAGTAATAGCTGGATAGACATAACAACCACAGCCGAAGTTGTAGCTGGCACAGGTGTCTGGGGGTCGGTGACCTTTGGCGGAGGTGGCTTCACTACTGCTTATTATGGCGGTTGGTCGGAGCTTGATGGCTCTTTCTCTAACTATACTCCACAAGCCTTCGGTGGTCTTGTGGCAGCTTGTGCGGCCGCAGGTGCGCCTGTTGGCTGTACCCTTCAGAATGGGGAAACCGCTCTAACGACTTGGGTTCTAACCCGTGTGAGGTTGGAGTTGTGGGAAACAGCTACAGAGCGACAGTGCTTTGTGCAGAACATCTATCTCGAGGGTGTTGCCTACGATTTAGAACCAAGCGACACGGGAACTGCCGGAATCAGATTATCCTCAATGTTCACAGAGGTAGGATATACCTAAGACGGTGTGACAGTCACATATACCGCTGATGGGGCTGACATTGAGGTAGAGGAAGAGACATTCCCTATTGACAACGTGATAACTAAGGAAACCGCAGAAGTCACCTGTAATATGGCGGAAAGCTCACTCTTTAATATCGACAAGGCAATGGCTGGTAGTTTACTGTCGGGCAGTATCTTAAAGTTAGGTGCTGGCACTAACAAGAAACTCACCATCCAGATTCGAGGGACTAACCCAGCGGGATTTATACGGGCAATCCAAATCCCCTCATGTGTGGCAACTGGCGCTGTTGGTATGCCTTATAAGAAGGGTGAAAAGACGGTTGTCCCGGTGACATTCCGTGCACTAAAGACCTCCGGGCATCCAGCCGTAACAATAGTTGATAACGCTGCATAAAAAGGAGTAGGAAATGAGAACAGAGGAGCAAAAAGTATCCCAAGCAAACATTGAGGTAATACTGGGGGGTAAAAAGTATGAGATTGCCCCCCAGGTTATCCGTGACTCACGTGAATGGCGAAAGAAGGTTATTGCTTTAATAGCGCCTTTACCAAGTCTGGTTAATATAACAATGGACGATCCGGAGGACTTTGAGAAAGCCCTAACTCAAATGATGGTGATTATGCCTGACCAGGTGATAGATATTTTCTTTGAATACGCCAAGA